CTCGCTCGTCCAGCCGTCCTGCTCTATGATTTCCTGCAAGTCGTCCAGCTCCACGCTCATAAATGCAGCCTTTTCTATCAGCGGCGTTACTAAGTTTTTCTTATTCTCGTCTAAGTCCTTGAAAATCTTCTTAAGCCTGCTCTTCTCGGACTTAATGCGCTGTTCTTTCGTCTTTTCTGTCTTTGTCGCCATTCCTTTTACCCCGCTTTCCTTTCCTGCGCCCCACCCCACCCCCCTACACCACGTATGCGCACGCCCGTAGGGTAATTTTAGGGTATCCCCCTCGGTATCTTCCCCCTTTAATTATTTTTCTGGATAGGGGGGGACTATGCGCCCGTCTGCGTCAAATCCATACCGCAGCTTTGGCGCTCGCTTATGATGCTCTTTGTTGTGGCAGTCTTGGCACAGCGCCTCTAGGTTATCCCAGTTAAGCGTTATGTTTGCGTCGTTAATGTTTGCCCGTGTTATGTAGCGCTTGTGGTGTGCCACCTTTGCAGGCTCCCCGCAGCGCTCGCATATATAATCTTGTGACATTAAGTAAGCGGCTCTGGTATTCTCCCATGCCGCCGATAGATAGAAACTCTTAGCCCATGCTTTCATACTGTCCCCGCTCCTTTCCCTTTGTATTCCCAGCGCCCTAAGTTTCATGCGCTGGGTGGAGGCTAAAGAATGAAAACAAAAAAGAGTAGGCTACTGCTGCCGCCTGCTGCGGTCTAAGCTATCGCCTACTCTTTTCATGTTACCATTATACAGCTTTCAAATTCCCATGTAAACACCACGTTTTTACCACGGTATTACCACGCCTGCTGCCAGCCCTCTATTTTAACTTATCCTCGTCTATGCCCCATAACAGTACCGACAACTCATTGATTATGCCAGTTACCCAGCGCCTCGGCGTGTTCTTCCCCGTCCCCAGTTTCTCTGCTATTGCCTCATAGTCCCAGCCCTGCATAAAGTACAGCTCAAAAGCGTTATACTCTATTTCCCTGCCTGCCATTCTGCGCCTATGCTCTATCTCTTCTACCGCCTTGTCTATGTGTGCTGTCATAATCAGAGTTTTAAAGCGGCTGTGCCTCACGCTCTCTAAGTACGTCCTCTGCTGCTCGTCGGTCATTCCCTTAAGCTCTAACTGCTCGCCGTCGCTTATGGCGTTCTCGATATGGAAAGCGGCATCACGGTAGCATTTCATAAGCGTAAATGTATTGTGGTACTTGTCACGCTTGCGCTCTTTTTCTTCCTGCCGCTTGTACTCGGCTACTGCTGCCCGTGCCGCTTTCTGTATCAGCTGCTCTACCTCTGGCGTTACTTCAATCGTTGTTTCCTGCATCTTCCTTGCCCTGCCTTTCATTCAGTTTCTTAAGCTGCCCGTAAATGTCTACCAGCAGCAGAATAACAATTATCAGTAAAATATTATTCATGCCCGCCCTCTCCTTTCCCGCACGGTGGAAACGGGCAGCTGTCGCAGTCTGGGCTTTCACATTTTGGCTTTTCCACGCTTTCAAGCCCTGCCTTAAATCCCGCTATTGCATATTCCCCCATTTTCGCTACCTCTTTTGCGTAGCTGTAATTTGCCCGCCATTCCAGCGCTCGCCTTATCGCTATGTATGGCAGTATCCATACTGGCGTTGTTATGAAAATCATTATCTTTGCCAGTATCCCCAGTATGATTAGCGCATTTTCGCCTACTCCCTCTACAAACTGCTCTACCGCCTCTACAATCCCGTCCATAAATTCTATCATTTTCCAAACACCCCGCTTTCATATGCCGTAATGACTGCTGCCCGCAGGCTGTCTGCCGCATCACTCCTGCGCCGTATCCTATCTGGGCTTGTCTGCCTTATATGCTCTAAATGGTCGCTCTCTAATATTTCCGCTATCTTTTCTGCTGCCTTTTGGCTGTATGTAATGGCTCTAAGCTCGTCAGCGCCGCCCAGTGCGTTTATCTCATACACTGCATAATGACTGCTGCCGTATTCCCTCACTTGCCAGCTGAATACACGCCCCTTAATCTCTATCGGCTGCACATTGTCCGCAATATTCCTGCTCGCCGTCCCTGCCGCATCAAAAGCCCCGCCCAGTCCCCGCATAAAAGACGCTAAAGCGTTTGTAAGTACCTCTGCCGCTCTGTTGGCTACTTCCACAATGCTTACAGTGCCTATATTCTTGATTGCCTTTTTCGCAAGCCTGCGCTGCTTGCGCTTATCCAGTTCTAAAGGCGGGTTTACTCCATGCAGTTTTTTATAATTCTTTTTCCACTGCCTATACTTCATGCTGTTTTACCTCGCTTTCCTGCTTAATCTCAATACGCCTGCTGCCCCGCTGCTGTATAATTGCCTCAACGTGCAGATAGGCAGGCAGCACTACTATGCTGCCCGCTCTAAGCTGGTACTCTATACTGTTTTTCATTTTTCGGTAGTCCTCTGCTCTGGCTACCATTTCGCAGCCTATGAAAATCGTTATTTCCTGCTGCTTACTCTTCTTTTTCCGCTGCCGTCTGTTCATTTCCTGCCTGCCCGCCTTTCTGGTAATCTTCAAAGCTCATTTGCCCCGCTATTTGCTCTGCCCCCCCGCTGCGTCCTGCGGCTCTGTCTGGCAGCGTATCATAATGTCATGCAGTAAATATAAATCGTCCTCGCTTACCTTGTCTGCCTGCTGCATAATCTCCCTTGCGGTAAATACTACCCACTCCGTATTATTCCAGTCCTTTTGCGGCGTGTCCGTTTCGGACACCTTTAGCACGGCATCTGCGGCGGCTTTCGTTGCGGCGCTTACGCTCTCCTTTACCCACTCCCGCAGTACCTTTGCGTGCTGGGCGGCTAATTCTGCCTCTTTTGCCTTTTCCTCTGCCTCTTCCCGCTTGCGCTCTGCCTTTTCTATCTCCTTGTCGCTCTCTTCCTGCTGCTTTTCATAATCCCGCTGCGCCTGCTCTGCGTCCTCTGCGGCTTTGGCGGCTGTTTTCTCTGCCACCTTTGCGGCTATCTCCTTTGCCCTTATGTCCTCGCCTGCTGCCACCTTGCCCGCTATGGCTTTCTGCTCTTCTGGCGGCAGCTTTGCAGCCTCATAAGCAGCAGTGATACCCATATTGCCGCTCTTAAGCTGCTCTTTTACCTCTGGCGTGGCGTTATTGTTTATGCTCTCCATTCTGGCTACGTTGGTGCTGCTCTCATTCAGCATAGCGGCTATCAAATCCCGCATTTTGCCTTGTATCTCTAGCCCGTCCTCTTCCTTTGCCCGCATCAGCGCCGCTTTTGTGCGCTCTACTAATCTGGTTTTCTCATAGGCTGTAAGCGGCTGCGTGTATCCGTTGCCAGCCAGTAGCCGCAGCTCATACATAGCCTCGCTCATATCCATATAGCGGTAAAGGACTTTTTCATACTCTTTGTGTCCTCGCTCCAAATTCAGAATATTAGCGGCGTTGCGTCTGTGTCCGTCGATTATGAAATATTCGCCCTTTATCCTCGCTAATACCGTTGGCTGCTCCTGCCCTACGTGTAAAAAGCTGTCTGCCAATTCCTCTATGTTCTCTAAGTTTTGGTGCGTGTTCTCTGGCGCTGCCTTTACCTCATACGGGCTTAAATAAATCTCTTTGTAGCCCTCTGTCGCCGTGGGCGCTCCCGCCGCCTTTGTCTTTGCGTTCAAAATGTCATTGATACCAAACTTTGCCATATTCTTTACCTCGCTTTCTGCCTCTCTATCTCAATCTTTTTCTTACACTGTCCCATTACTCCGTTACACATTTCGCAAGTTCTCCAATGCTCGCAAGCGTCGCTTTGCGGGCAGGCACGCCCAGCGAATTTACCGCCCCAGTTCCAGCACGTAGTACCGCCGTTTCTGCTGCAATACCAATAGGCGCAATAGCTCTCTTTATGTGCCATGCCTTACCTCGCTTTCCCCGTATATGCCGTTACAAATTTCTTGTACCCCTGCGCCGCCCCGCAGCACGGGCTATACTCATAAATGGGCTTATGCAGGAAAGAATTTTCCGCTACTTTCTTGGAATATCTGATAATCCCCAGAATGTTATACTTGCCCTGCTCTTCCAGCCACTCCACGCCTGCGCTCTCCCCGTCCGTATTCTGGTATGACGTAACCAGAACGCCCGCCAGTCTGATTGCTGGGTTAATTCCCTTTGCGTCCTCTATCTGCTCTGCCACAATGTCCAGCCCCTCTAAAGCGTAATTATCCAGCTTTACGGGTACTATAACCTCGTCCGTGATTTCCAGCGCATTTATCACGTTAATTCCTATGTCTGGCGGGTTATCTATGATGCAGTAGTCGTAATAATTACCACCTACTGCTTGTACCAGCCTCTTATACCGCTCTATCTGGTTTTCTTCCTCTGCTTTCGTCAAATTCCATGTAGCCCCAAACAATGACATATTAGCCGTTATGATGTCTACGCCCTCATAGTCTGTGTGATTTATCAACTCTGTTACCCTCGTCCATTCCCCACTAAGCAGCCTTGTTATCGGTGCTACGCTCTCTGCGTCATATCTGCCGTATGCCTTGCTTAAGTTCCCCTGCTTGTCATTATCCAGCAGCAGGACTTTATAGCCCCTGCGGTAAAGCTCATACGCCATATTTGCCGCTGTAAAGGTCTTGGCTACGCCGCCCTTTAAGTTCAAAATGCTTATTGTTTTCATTCTCTGCCTCTCTTTCTGCGCCGCCTCTAGCGCATTGTGATTGTTTCTTTCAGCTGCTTTAGCTCTTCTGGGTGCAGCAAATACCGCTCTATCAGTTCTGCCGCTGGCTGCCACCCGTAGCATACCGCCGTATAATACCCCTGCTGCCGCAGATACTCTAACCAGCGTTTCTGATTGTCCGTTGTGGTATTCCTGCCAGCCTTAAGCTCTATGTACAGCCCGTGGTATCCTGCCCGTACTGCTGGTAGCACAATGTCTGGCACTCCCGCCTTAACGCCCTGCCTCTTAAGCGCCGTGGCTGTCGCCTTATCCCTTTTGCCGCCGTTTGGTACATGATGCAGATACTCTAACTCTGGCATACGCCCCAGCTGATACGCAGCCCAGCTAAATAGCGCCTCTTGATGCCCGCTCTCGTCGTCCAGCCTAAAGTTTCTCATGTTCCCGCTCTCTCCTTTCCGTGTTTTTCCTCTCTTTCGTCCTGCGCCAGCACGTCTGCCCTGCATATGCTGAAATACTCACACCATAGGCAGCAGTGCTTACAGTTCTTGCCTTTCTGGAATAGCCAATACTTAAGCCTCTGCCTCATTCCCTTATACCCCTCTGTCGTCGTTATCGTTCCAGCGCTCCCAGTTCCTCATATCCTCGCTGGCGTGCTGTATGGCTACTGCCAGTGCGCCTGCTGCCGCCAGCCCTAAACACAAAAGCCCTGCCCCTATGACTGCTGCCGCAATCCCTATAACCTTTACTGCCTGCATCTTATCCCCCCTCTCCTGCCAGTTTTACAAGCGTGTATCTGAAATACCCATAGCCGTAATACTCTGGGCTGTGTACTCCCTTGCTTACGCTGTCCTTGTCTACGTAGTAGCCCTTTATCGGTCTTGCCTCTGCCTTAAACCATTCACGGCTTGAAATTATCCGTATCTCTGGCTCTGGTCTTACTAAATTCCTGCTACAGTTCCAGCGCTTGCCTTGTAGCGCCCCGTCCTCTGCCTTTCTGTGTGTATCCGTGTATTTAATCAAATATGCTGCCAGCTCCGCATAGTTCCCGCTGTCGTCCAGAGGAAACACTTTTATTCTGTTATGCCCCTCATACGCCTTGTACCAGCAGCGCTGCAATATCTCTGTATCAATCTTATTTATGACTAAGTGATGATGCCTTGCACCTTTCTTGCCTATCTCCATTACGTGTATGTATTTAAACTCTAGCCCAGCCTTTTTATACTCTTTCCTGCACTCCCTTAAGAATATATCCATGTCCTGCCGCATCTGCTCTCTGGTTCTCTCTGGCTCTCCCTTTTTCCGTATGTAGTCCAGCACTAAATGATAGTCGCCATAGCCGTAGTTGGCATTTATCAGAATACGCAGCTTTCTTTCTGCCTGCCTTGCGTTTATTTTCTCCTGCTGCTCTGTGGTGGGCTTTACCTTATCCCCCCTCTTTATCCCCTGCTTTTTATATCTGCTCGTAAAATAACGCTCTATCTCTATCGTTTTACCCGCCCTTGTAATCCTCTCAACGTATGGCATATTTTTTTACTCCTTTTTGGCTGTCCTTGTCCTAAAGCTAATAGTTTTATCAAGTGTTAAAGCAGGCTCGCAGCCCGCATTTTCCTTGATTTTTTCGCCATACAGTGATATACTGGGTTTAGGTTGTAAAAGCTGTATAGCTTAGCCCCTATGGTATTCCCGTACCGTAGGGGCTTTTTCCTTTATCCACTTGTAAAAAGCGCCTCTGCATACCTATAAGCCTCTCTGTAGGGCTGCTGGCAGCGGTAGCCCGTGCAAGTGTGTAGCCTGCTGCCCCTGCAAAACTCGCAGGCGTGCAGCTTTGCGTACTCTTCCAGCCACGCCCTGCGGTCATGTTCCAGCTTATAGCGCAGCTTGTCTGCGTTCACTACCTCTATGCCCGCCGCATCTGCCGCCGCTATTTCGGCGCTCATTCCCTCGCTTATCCCGTACTTAACGCCCACTATCACAAAGTCGCATCTTTTCAGCAGCGTTAAGCCTGCTGCCATGCCTGCCGCCCGTTCCTCTGGCTTGTCCTCGTTTAAGCACTGCGTCATATATAAATGTGGCGTAATCGGCGCTAATCCCGCCTCTATCGCCTGCTTTGTAAGCGCCTGCGCATAATCTATGTTTCTATCCAGCTGGGCGCTGTCAGCCGCCCTATACGGGCTGCATATGTATACTGTCCTCACTCTATTTCTCTCCTTTCAATGCCGCCGCAATCGCCTTATACTCCCGCTCTCTTTCCCTTATCTCCATTTCCAGCTTGTCAAGCCGCTTATACAGCTTGTTTACCGTGCTGTCTGGCAGCCTCTCCCCGCCACGCACTAAAGCCTTGATCATTTCCAGACTGTCTGTGTCGTTCAGCTCTGCAAGTATCTGTATCTGCTGCGCCTTATGGCGTGCGTTATGGTAGCTGCGGCAGATTTCACGGGCTGTCATGCGCCGCTACTCTTGCAAGCTCGTTTTCTACCAGATGCTCTACCATGTGCATTAAGTCATTGGTGCTTTTCTCCGTCATAAATCCGCACAACTCGCAGCACGTGGCAAAACCGCAGATTATGTGGTAATGCGTTACTACGTCCTGCTCTGTTTTCATGGTCTTAAGCCCGCTTATAAGGGAAGTTAAATTTATAACCGCCCGCTGCCCCAGTTCGCCGCCCGTCCCCTCTATCGGTATTGCTATCTCTGTAGCCTGCGGCTCTCCCTTGCCGTTTACTATTGTTTTAACTCTCATTCCCTGCCAGCTCCTTTCTGTTAATCAGCTGTACCGATATTTCATAAGCCGTGCGCCGCTCCCTGCTGCCGCTGTCGGTATCAATAACCTTTTCATACTGGCGGCTCTGGTATCTCCCCAGCAGTTCTACCGTGTCGCCCTGCTGCCAGCCTGCTACCTCGTCTGCCTGCTCTTGCCAGCAGATGCAGGGAATAAAGCACTTGTTACCCGTCAGCTCGTTTTTAACCATTACGGAAATATCCGTAATACGCTTGCCCCTCGGTGTCGTCCTATATACTGGCTCATGCGCAATAACGCCACGTAGCGCTACGTCGTCCTGCATCATGGGACTTTTAACCAGCCCCACAAAGTCTGCCAGAATGAATACAAGCACCCTGCCACTTTCAAAGTCCTTAAGCGTCTGTACCTTGCCAGATACAATAACTTTGCTGCCCTCTGTAAGAAACTCTTTAAGCGGTCGCCCGTCCCTCTGCTGCCCTACGTCTACTTTTCCGTCCGTAAAGGCTACTATAACCTCGTCCAGCGTCCCCCGTGGGCGTGGCGTTTCAACCTTTGCCAGATAGCCGTTAAAGCGCAGCCCGTAAAGCTCCGTAACCTCTTCAACCTCTTTCAGCTCCCCTGCCAGCCCTGCTGCATTGTCCTTAATGCCGCCCGCTGTCAGCTCTTCCATAATCGCCGTGTTAATGTCCCGTAAAAAGTCTGGCTTTTTATCCCGCTCTCTTTTCATGCCTTACTATTTCCTTTCCGCTGTAGTTTTCCAGCATTTCTATTGCCCGCTGGTAGCAGGCTATTTCTGTATCCTCTTTCACTTTGCAGATGCAGCGCCCTTTCCTTTCGCCCTCATACTCCCAGATTTCAATAAGGTTATTGCCATATATGTCAAAATGGCTATGCTCTCTTAAGCTGTGCCTCTTCTGTAATGTTCTGTATATCTGGTAGTATTCGTGAATAAGCGCCCTGCGCTGCTCGTCGTTCTCTTCCATGCGCTGCCCTCACTTTCTTTATGAGAAAAAAGCAGCTGGTATAAGCTCGTAGCCGTCAATGTCTGCATTTTCCAGCGGCTTATCATACTCAATGTATCCCCATGCCAGCCGCCCTATCTCTGCCACGTATTTACGCTCATTGAAATTGTGAATAAGCATAGCTGGGTTATCCTTTGGATATGTCCCCGCTGATACTGGGCGCTGTGTGCTGTAATATTTGTATTTCATTCTCTTACCCCTCTTTCTGCCTCTTCGTGCGTTTCCCCTACCAGCCAGCCCGTAAGCTCTATTTGTATCTGCTTGCCGTCCCTGCCGTCGCTTATAATGTCTATATTCCCAAAATAGCCGTATACTGCGCCGTCTGGCGTATAAATGGTTATGCTGCCCTCTGTAGCTGGCTCTGGTGTTTCAATAACCAGCGGCTCTGCCTGCTGCCTCTGCATCAATGCCGCTACCTCTTCGTCCGTCGTCGGCTCTGCGCCCTGCGCCCGCCACCATGCGAACACGAAAAACAGTATCAGCCCTGCTATGCAGACTGCCACGGCTACCGCTACCCTTATCAGTCCTTTAAGTATCTGGTTTTCCCGTCTGTGTCGCCTCATTGTCTGCCTCTCTTTCCTCAATCATTGCCGCCCGTGTCCTTTTCTTTATCCCTGCTGCTATTTGCAACTGTCTAAGCTCGTCCTCGCTTAATTCCCATAAATCTCTATTTCTCTGTGGCGCATCTGTCGGAAAAATGCCTTGCGCTTGAATAAAGGCGTTCATAAAACTTGGCAATTCCTCATAGAACACATTTCTATAAAATTCAAATTCCAGCTCTATTTCTATCCGCTGCGCCTTTGTGCAGTAAATACCTATTTTCTGCCGTGTCCCTCTGGTTCTGTAATATGTTGTATGGTCTGAATAGCCCATTACCTTATACACACACTGCTTAAGCAGCTTTATTTCATGCTTTCCCTTATAGCTGAAAAGAAAATACTCTGCCTCGTCCTTTTCCAGCTCTTCCAGCGTGCTTATGCCGTTCTTTTCAAGTAGCCGCTGTAGCATCTTTGCTGCCGTTTCCTTTTCGCCGCCTACGCCACGCTCTGCCAGTGCTTGCAGCTTTTTAATACGCTGTATTGTCTTTTCTTCCATGTGTTGCCCTCTCTTCTGTCCTAAAATAATACTCATTCACTACCAGCATTTGCTTACTGAATACCAGCGCAAGCCCCAGCGGTACTGTGATAAGCGCTATTGTAGCGTCGCCCTCTAAAGTCCATACCGCCAGCACGGTAACTGCCAGTAGCACTGCCCCTAGCGCCCTCTGCTTAAGGAAGTACCAGCGGCGGGCTTGTCTTTCCCGTTCCTGCTGCCGCCTTGCCTGCTGCCAGTGCCGCATATCCGCTAAAGCATCTGCGTAGCCGTTTATATAGCTGTCCCCATATTCCCTATATACTGCTCTCATTCCCTGCCTCTTCTGGCGGCAGCCCGCATTACTACTGCCGCCACCGTGATATACTATTCCTTGCCTTGCCAAATCCCTTAAACCTTTCCTTTCGGCGGCGCTCTCTGTCTTTCCATGCCGCTTTACTCCTGCTCTGGCGTATTTATTTACCGTGTGGGCTGCTTTTCACATTAAAAAGCCGCAGAAAACTTGTTGACCGTCCACATACTCTCTAGCTGGTATGACCGCTGCTATTTTTTCACGGTATCCAGATGCAGCTATTAGCCTGCTGCCCTCTGGTGCAGGCTCGCCATGCCTGCTACCAAAACCGCCCTGCTGGAATTGAACCAGCGCTCCGCTATAGGCTTGTACTGCTATAGCCAGTTTCAAGCTCGGTATTCTACCACTAAATTAAGGGCGGGTGCTGGCGGCTATGCCGCCTATTCGTCAAATATGCTTAACTGCCTATTTTCCTGCTTTATGTCCTCGTCTATGTCGTCTATATCCATACATTCATTGAAAACAGTTTGCAGGCTCTTTGCCTTTTTCCATGTGTGCTGTATCTTCATTTCTGCCCTTACATACTCTGCCGCCATTTCTGGGTATCTTTTCATGTTCTCTGCGGCGTGACGCTCTGGCATAAACATACAAAACATACAGCTACACCTACCGACGTATTCATAGCACGGGTGCGGCTCTAGCTTAAGCTCCCTGCCCTGCTCAAACATTTTGCCCTTTTCATAATCTAGGCAAGGTCTGTACCAATGGCACGTAAAATCTGCTACCCGCTTTGTCTTAAGCGTCGTGCTGTGATATTCCAGCTCTGGCAGCTTTGCCCGCCCCGTGCTTTCGTCCCTGCGCTCCCCAGATACAAATAAGCACTTTGCGCCTAACTGCTGCCTATGCTGCCGTATCCATTTATCAGTTACCGCCGTTTTCAGATAAGCCGTACACCAGCGGTTTTTCATATCTGGAAACTTAAGCCGCTCATTCAGTAGCAGCCCTAAAAAGCCTCTGGTATCCGATAACAGAACGGGCTTAACTCCCATGAACGCCGCCACCTTGTAAAACAGCGCTACGTTTTCTGGGTACTCGCAGCCAGTATCACAATAAAGCAGATATATCTTTTCTTTGGGGAAATTCTTAACCGCCCAGTACAGCGCCCCCGTGCTGTCTATCCCGTTTGAGTAGCTTACTATTACGCTGGTATACTCCAAATCGCTTAATAATCCCTCTGTCGGTACTACCTTTGTGCGTGCCATTGTGTTTACCTCTCTTTCGTTTCAATCTGAATAGCCGTAACAGCTCTTATCTGTCGTGCCGTCGCTATAGTAATTGTCCGCCCAGTCCATGCCGTCTGCGTGGTACTCGCTGCTGTATACGCCTACTACCTTGCCAGCGTCAAACTCTTCCAGCCTTTTTGCTTTCACTTCCCTTGCCATGTCCGCCCAGAAACTATGCTCGCCCCAATGCCTAACCTCTGCCTCTATCTTTCTGTCATATACAGCCTCTAACTCTTCCCTTGTGTATGGCTCTCTCACTTTCTGGCGTTTCGGCTCTTCCTGCTCGCCCGTCAGATATTCCCCGAACAAATCAAACGCTTTTTCCCACTCTTCCTGCGTCCCTTTTGCCGCCTCTTCCAGTGCCGCTGCCTGCTCAACTACCTTAATGGCTGCTGCCTTTGCCTCTTCATACGCAGCCCTGCTTATTCTCCTGCGCACTAAGCCGCCCTCTCTGGCTACTTGGCTGGTAAAACTTCTTGACGTATCAAGAAAATAGCATCTGCCGTTATACTCGTCCTGCTCATAATCAACATTTTTATATCTGAAATCCGCGCTATACTTATTGCCGTCCTTTACTATCATTGTTTCTGTGCCGTGTGCTTGCATCATTACTGCTGCCATACTGTTTACCTCTCTTTCGTTGCCCCTCTGGGTTTAAAGTGTCGCCTGCGCTACGTCTGCTGTATATGTGTGCTGGTCTGTGCCGCTGCGGTTAAGTTCTTTATAAATCGTATCTCTATGCACTCCCAGCGCTCCTGCAATCATTACTACGCTGTCGCCAGCCTTAAGCATCTTTTCTATTGTCCGTCTGTCCTCATAGCGTAATCTTTTATACTTCCTTGCCACTGTCCCCGCTCCTTTCTGCTTAATGGTAAAAAAATAAGCGTGTCAGAGTTTCTACACTCTGCACGCTCTCTTTTTCTCTGCTATTCCAATAAAAAAAGAAATTCGGCAGAGGTTTATAACCTCTTGTCGAATTTCATTCTAAAACTTATCTCCAAGCCATTAGATGCCTTCTCCTGTGCCATCCTTGACCGCATGAGTGCAAATATGCCGTTTGGCAGTGCTGTTGTCCGCGTGATCAGCGTGTCAAATACATCAAAGCTATACATTTTCATTCTCCACCTAGTTACACCGAATTTATCTACAAATCAACATCATCAAATGCTACATTATCAAATATTTAATCCAACTTCTTCAGCAAAATAATAGTACTTCATATCTGTATAAACAGCCTTCAATATATCTGCATTATGCATGATATAAATAGAGAGCAGATTTTCGGCTAGATAGCCGAGATACCTGTCCTCACGCACCATATTCAGTTCCCTGTAGTATCCTTCCACCTTCTCCAAAACACCAAAAATAAATGTACAGACTGCATCAAAATATTTCCTGCGCATAATAAAGATATTGCATGGAAAAAGGAAATGACATTCTTCGTACCGCAAAGCCGTTTCGTAGTACTCACTGTCATACTCCTTTATGTACACCATCATCCGTTCCCAGTCCTTTTCCAGTATAAAATGCCTGCAGAAGAATTCCTTATTTTTTACAATGTTAAATGTTGGCACCGTCAGCAGCATGTCATACTGCTGCAAGCGTTCCAGCGTATCATTTCCCATCACCATCTGCCTGCGGTAATGAAAGAGCCCGATGTAGTCCTGCCCGCCTGTGTTCTTCCACATCCAATACAGCGCTGTTGCCTCCGAGTAATCCACGTTTTTTTTCGATATGTTATCCCCTGTGTCATCGGTGAGCCGTGCCACACGTACATCCGTTAATGCCTTACCGACCTGAATCGGCAGTATCCAGTCTGGTAGCGCAGGCTGAATGGTCTTCCGGTCCTTATGGGACTTTGCCAAATATACTTCAAGACTGATGTCCAACCTGTGCACATCACACAGATCAGCCTCCTGACAGGGAAGAAACGTACAACTCGCAAACTGAGACATATATTCTCTCCATACACCACCGTCTCTGATCGACTTTATTATCTGAGCCGGATAGGAAGCCATACCTGCATCCTTTATCCTCCATCGGTACAGGACTGCATCCTGAGCAGCTTCCACAACATAATGATACCGCTCCACATTTTCAGTAGCCACTAACCTGTAACCGCCACATTTTTCCCAGACACAGCTCCTGTAATCCTCCTTAATATAATCCAAAATCTTTCGTGACAGCAGAATAGTCCTTTTAAATTCATGATTCCGCAGTCCCGTAACATACCCCCGTTGCCAGTCAGTGCTGTCCATGGTCAGCAGTACTGTACGTGCCTTGTCCATTTCTTTTCTAAGCGCCACATCATATTGCCGGACAATAATTTCCTCCTCCATGAACAGGTCTGTACGTTCCGTCCACACATCTTCTATTCTGATACCCCTTAATCTCAGATACTGCACCACTTTCACACCTGTCATGTCATTGACCACTGCTGTGATCCTCTGTTCCTTTTCCAGACCGATACATAAACTGTCCATGTCAGAACCATCCAAAAACATACCGCAATATATATCATTGACAGCAATATACGGCACCATGAGTATTTTTTCAATATGCTTTTCAAGCAGAGAACACACATCCCTGCTCGTATCCTTACGCTGCTCGCGTCCTACAACAAGAACTTTTCCTGTCATCTGCTCTCTAAACTGATCCAGTGAAATAACTGGCCTGTCCATGAGCTCCTGCTGATTTCCTACTAATTCTGTCACGACAAAAACATCTATTTTGATCCCTTTTCTGTCGAGAAAATAGCACAGCGTCCTCGCAAATTTCCCAGCTCCAAATACAGCCACTGATGTTTCTTTTTCCAGCCTCCTCACAAAATTCTCATATTCTGCACTCATATTGTCCCTGCCCTCTCCATATGTCAT